GCAGTATGTGATCCTGCAATGTCATTACCACCGCACATTAACATGGTGTAGGTTGGCACTAATGAAGATTGATCTAACAAGTGCCGTTTAGCTGGTACATAGGTATTTACCCAATCAGCACATGTACTTCCGCCAACACTCCCAATACATAAAATTACTAGAACTGCAACAAATATCAATATCCACATTAAAAAATTATAAAGCATAACCATCGATTCCACAATAACCACCTACCTTTGGTATATTATTACCAATTTGGCAGGTGGTTAACTGTTTTTAGGCAGAAAAAAAGACCCCTTTCGGAATCAATTTTTCTAGCCGGCATTTTATACAAAGGCGATAGCCCATGTTGGTAATAATAGTATATCACGATTTCCCTGTTTTAATACATATATATTTGTAATATCTGAGCCTTACCACACTTACTCTGTTATTTAAGCCCTTCGGCTAACCATAACTGAAATAAGTTGTAGTCGGTAGTGTCGTTCGATAATCGAATTACTCTACCATCAGCTAAGTACAAGTACTCAACTGTTTCGTTATTTGTTTCCAACATGCGCTATCACCTCATTAACAGAGGAAAATTACCGGCTAAAGCACCTCTGTCCCACCTAAAAACATACAATGCTTAGCTTTATGCAATTTTTATAACTACAGTGGTTTGGGCTCAGGCATCACAGAGATATACTTCTATATAGACAAGTTAATACCTCCTAAAAAATCTAAATATTGTAAATTTATTTTTAGGCAAATAAAAAAGCCCGCCAATCCAATTAAGGACTGACGGGCTTTAGTCGATCAACGAAAGGGTAGACTTTTATATCAACTCTACAATGGTGGTCGTTGAACAATCGAACCATTGTATACTTCCCCTGCTATTTACGCTTTTATTATATCACATTTTTATTAACAATGCTTAACCCTGTCTTTCTCTTCTGATCTTTTTGCATCGCCCCAATTACTCATACTTCCAACTAAATATCCTGTTATTCTGCGAATCCTCTCAAACGGCACACGTTCAAACTTATATTTAACATCTATGTACTCACCATCTACGGTCACTGTAGCACTGATGATTTTAAATTTGCTCTTGGCCTGGAGCTGGGTTAGGTAGACTGATAGTTCATCCTCAGATATTTCACCTTGCAGGGTTATTGTGATGTTGTTGATTATCATTTATTAAACACCATCCCAATAATGCCGACAATCAGCAAATTCCTTTGCAATGTCAATGCTCTAATTTTGGACTTTTCCGCTTGTTCTAGCTTCTCGAAGGATTTGTTTGCTACTTGCAAGGCACTCTGCGCTTGACCTATTGAGTTCTCGGCTAATGTCAATTTCTCTTGCAATATCGTTATTTGTTTGTCGGATCTGACTAGCAGATCGCTGACCTTCTGCAATTGCGCTTCCTGCTGTAGATTGTTTTTCTCCAACTGATTTATATTGTTCTCTAACTGTGTTAGCTGTGATTCCGTCAGTTGATACATTGCCTGCGCTCCACACGTTATAGGCAACGAGAGCAATAACAAGCACAGCAACACCGATGATAATATTTTTTTGATTCGCATTGTAAATCTCCTTTGCTTTATCCTGCCACATAGTCTGTTATTCCCCTCGCAATAGCCCTAGCAAACCCATCGCGCCCTGATTCGGTACTAAGCATACATTCGTCTTGCTCATTCGAGATAAACGCACATTCGACTAGCACTGCAGGGCAATCGGTGCGCCGAATAACATATAAATGTGATCCGTCCTTAATGCCGCGATCGACCGTATTTAAAGTATCTACAATTTGCGACTGGATGCATTGAGCCAATTTATCGGCTGAGTTGTAAAATGTCTCAGTGCCTTTTGCTTCGTGATTGTCTGCTGCATTACAATGGATGGAAATAAACAGTTCAGCACCAAATTTATTACTGGCATCACAGATAGCCTGCAGGTCGTCATTATGGATTAGCAAAACATCATAGTCCCCTGCTTGTTGTAGATAATACATTGCCAATTCGCCAATTATTATATTTACCTCTGCTTCTGTTAATCCAGATTGACCAACGGCTCCACAGTCTACAGGGCTATGTCCTTGATTTATCGCTATCTTCATTATTTTATTCCTTTCTCATCACGAATTTGTATCAGTTTAGACCGCAAAACTGCAGGGATAAACTCCCCATAGCCCATGCGATCAATATTTTCCAGCAGGCTTGTACCCTCTACAACGGCAAAACCAAGCAACACGGCTGGTCTTAATATATGTATTCCGCCAGCCGAATCGATACAATTTGCTAAAGCGACAGCCGCGAAAATCCCTAGTTTTTTAAACATACCGCGATAACCAATGCGCGAACTGATTGTTTTGTTTTTCCAAGCGCAATACATACCAGTTACATAGTCGGCTATTGCAAGAGACGCCAATGCATTAATTTGCTGATCAAAACCGCCAAGGGCAGTATTAAGAGCAGCACCAACAGCCACCCCTAATGCACCTATTTTAATTTCCGTTATTGTGTACAAGTCACCACCTCCATAAAAAATAGACGCTCTATGCGCCTTTTATCTCAATTATTTTAGTTTTGTTAAGTTGATTGCGGGAAATGTTTAGCTACAATTGCAGGCGTATAGCTTATGATAATAATACCTGAACCGCCTGCTCCTGCCGTTCCTGTAGAACCGTCAGACCCTGCACCGCCCCCACCAGAACCTGTATTTGCTGTTCCACTTGTGGCATTTTTAGTTGCAGTAGTCTTACCGCCACCGTTTCCACCAATACTAGAGCCGCCTGATCCTGAGCCATATGAACCTCTATCCCACCCTGGGTCACCACCGCCACCTCCCGCGCAATAGAATTGGGCAGCGCCTGATATTGAGCTAGATACACCTATACCGCCATTTGGTATGGAAGTAAAACCACTTCCTACGCTACCAAAACCACCACCGCCACCAGTATTTCGTTGACTATCATTAGATGCAGAATTTCCACCAGCATTGCCTTGTGACCCTGATCCCCCACTGAACGTAGTTGACAGATAATTATAACTAGCACCACCGCCTGAGCCGCCGTTAGAGCCATTAGTAGAAGTTCCGTCTAGTCCCCCACCTCGACCTCCACCTATAGCATTTATAGTGCTGAAAGTAGAATTCTGCCCATTTGCATTTACGCCACCAGCACCAATAACAATGGGGAAAGTACCAGCAGTGATTGCAAAGGACGCATTATAAACACACCCGCCTGCTCCGCCACCGCCACCTCTGTCTAATCCACCACTACCACCGCCAGCAACGACCAATACCTCGACTGTTCCTGTGAAATCCGCTACAAATGTACCATTTGAAGTAAAAGTATGCACTATTTTAGTGCCTACAGTTGTTACAGTTCCGCCTGTTGCCATTAGGTATTCACCACCTTTAGAGCTACACCGACACCCTTAGTCAATCCAGTAGTATTACTCACAAATGCCTGTATTGATTGATCTCCAGTGAGTGTAAGGGATACTGTAAAACTAGGAGCAGTAGAAGTTATAGCAGAAGATGTGTAAATCAATACCCCATTATGATACAACGTAACAACTAGAGATGTAGGAGTTTCCCCATGACAATCCACAAATACCTTAGTTATTGTTCTATTTCTATCTGCATAAATCTTAGGGGAATACAAGTATCCCACTGGAATGAACAAGTTCTTATTATCAGGCTGTTCCCAAAGTGCTTTAATAGAAGAAGGACATGCCACTCCCCAAGCTACCCCAGTAGCCTCAGCGAATCTCTTAGTTACCCATGAGAACATCTGAGTGACCGTTCCAGTAAGAGAGAAACCAGTTGATATTGCAGGGTCTGCTGTAACATTTGAATTTGATACATCTCCAGTAGCACCTGGTGTCCCTGCAGGGAATCTGAAATTAAATACTGCCGCGCTGCTTGTCCCTGAGTTAGTAATTAAAACATCACTGCCAGGTGCACCAGTAGTTACATTTCCAAGTGCAATAGTAGCGGAATTGTCAGAGTCGCTTGAAGAACTTGTTGGTATATAACCAAGCAAACTGTAGGCTTGTTTCTGTGCTTCTCGCCATATTTTGTCATACCCAGGATCATTATTGTGCATACCATCGGCATAATCACTACCAGGAACACCTACGCCTGTATAATTTAAGTCCCCATATCCCAATGGCTTAATTAACGCAGTCTTTGATAAATCAAGACACCGAATATTATTAGCGGTACAATATGATCTCTGCCAGTTCCTATATGATGCAATAACGGTCTCGGGTGTAGGTGTTGTTGGACAATTGTCATCAAATGTTGGGTACAATACTACGATTGGTATGCTACCTGTAGCAACAACAGTATTTATCATGCTTATAAATTGAATCTGAACTGTTGCCTGCGCAGTATGTGATCCTGCAATGTCATTACCACCGCACATTAACATGGTGTAGGTTGGCACTAATGAAGATTGATCTAACAAGTGCCGTTTAGCTGGTAGATAGGTATTTACCCAATCAGCACATGTACTTCCGCCAACACTCCTATTAATAAAAAACGTACCCGGTATATTTAGCTTATTAAACCAACCATTCTGCCAGTAAGGTACTGTTAGATAATCTTTTAATACATACCGATATGAGCCGTCTGATCTTTGAAAACCACTTACAGGAGGGTTTTGTACTACACCGTATTCTGATGCTCCATAGCCTTGTCCAATGCTATCAGCGATTATTAAGCATGTTTGGAATTTATCATAGTACTCTATGTCAATGCGATATTTGTAAAATGCACTGCCACCTCCAGATATTACTGCGAGAATCGTAGAATCTTTAACCCAATACCTTGTCGTATCAGTTAACGCCCCTCTGGTAATAACTATCGTCTCGGAATCAGTGCCAATAATAAAGATATTGATTGACTTTAACCGTTTTTGCATATTTGGAATAGGCAGGGTCACATTAATGACAATATCATTACCGCTGGTGTATGCAGGGGGGTAAGTGTTAGCAGTCGTTGTTCCTTCAACAGTTGCTCGTATAACGTTCTCAGATGCAGAACTAAACAAAATTGACATAGCATGTACTGAGTTGTTTATATTTGCTAATGACTCGTTAGCAGCTGTTTGCGCTACCTCTTTGGCAGTGATTGCATTATTAGCGGCGGTAGATGCTAGTGTTGCTGCATCCACCGCAATAATTACTGATTCTCCTGTTATACCAGCACTAGCCAAGACAGCAGCAGCCTCACTTGCGCTAATGGCTGCCGCTAATTCTGATGTTTTTGATTTATTTATACTATCAATAGCATTATTAGCTGAAGTCAAAGCACTCGCTGCTGATCCAGCAGCTTGATCAGCGTAAACTTTAGCTTTAACAGTATCGCTATCAGCAACGGTAGCAGGTATATTAAAGTTTTGTGTTGTCATTACAGCACCTCTTTATTTACCATCGTATTTTAACCATACCTGGAGAGCCATTACCGGGAGCGATATTACTAGCACCGCCTCCGCCGCCAGATCCGTATCCAGATGATGCAGTAGATGGACTTGTACCAATGCCTGTTGCGCCGCTACCACCAACACCAAAAGGAGAGTCTGCGCCTTTACCACCATAAGCAGCGGCGGTACTAGTGCCAGAAGAAGCAGAATTAAAATTATTTACGGACCACCCGCTGCCTCCACCATTAACCCCCCCAGGGCCACCCCAAACAAGTGAATATTGTATTAACCCCCCGCTGCCACCATTAGTGCTGTTTAAGGTTATTGTCCATCCCGATACACTAGCAGTAATCGTAGTTATGCCGCCATTACCACCAGCGGTGCCATTAACACCAATAGACGCTGCATTAGCACCTGCAGGCCCACCTGCACCTACTGTAATTGTCAACGTCTCTCCTGGGACTACGGTTTTAAGCACACCTATTACAGATTGTCCTGCTCCGCCGCCACCGCCACCGCCACCTTGAGTTGATGTATTGCCGGCAAAACATTGCCCACCACCGCCGCCACCTCCTTGTGTAGCGTCAATGTGAATTTCTGTAACGCCACCAGGCACGGTAAAAAATCCGCTTGCTGTAATCAATTGTTCTCCATGGGGAAGCTTTGCCAAGACCGCTACTAGATTACTAAGACTAGTATCACTCACCGTGTAACCATAATTTGCAAGCATTTGAGCCAATGCTGCTGTCATTGTACTTTGCTGATAAGCAAATTTATTAAATACGTTACTTGGGAAAATACCGCTAACTGCACCATTTTGCCTAAATCCTGCAGCATTATAATCAGCATCAGTTAAGAGATTAGTTAAACTTTCATCCCATTGTTTAAAGTTCGAAGTGCCCATTTAATCACGCTCCTTGTTAATTACTACAAAATCCTTTATCAAATCCGCTAAATACAGAATCATCATGATCACACCCAAAAATAGTAACCTCTTGCGAGTTGGCTATGGTTCCTTGATTAAAGCCAGAAACATATTGATTATTAACGTCACATCCCCAAAAAGGGATATCGCCAAAATAGTAATTTATATGTACGCCTTGGGGCTTTGGTACTATATAACCATTTCTAACTAAATCTCTTTCTATTAGAGATAAATTTCCAGCAATAGCTACAGTCATTGTCATGTCTTGATTGTCCTGTACGATCAATGCCCCCTCCGGAAAGAGAACTTGCCAGATAGGTTGCAATGTAGATATTTCACCTTTCCATACATTTTGAACAATCGTTGCCTTAAGCAATAAGCGATAATTAATATCATCCAAAATAGGAGATCCGCCGCCAGTAGGTTGAAAATTAACTTGCCTTTCTTGGCCAACAATTTGACCTAACATATCAAGCTGATTACCAATAGCAATATCAATATCAAATGCACTTGAAAACCCATTTGCAATATTATTAATATCATCAATTTTTTCTAACCCTGTTGTTAGCCACCCAATAAAATTAGGTTTATCGCGATGCTCAGAGGTTACAAGTTGAAGGTAATAATCTATGTTTGCCATATCATCACCTATGTTACATTGACGACCACATTGGCCGACAATCCTTGACTAACTTGATTAAACAGAATAGTAATATCTGTGGTTCCCTGAGCGCCAATAGTCTTACCCGCTACCAATGAGGTAATGGCAAATTGCGGAACACTTAAATTAGGCATCACTGATAATACAATCCCCCACAAAACCGATACTGTTAAATCTTCACCAATTTTAAGGCTATTCAAATAATTAACCACGGCTCCTTTAATAGCTGCCGTGGTTGCAGTGGTGTAGCCCGATAATCCTTTTATACCAATCGTGGCAAAGATGGGCACATATGTAGGTCTATAAAAACGTATCGTTGCAGGTATTCCGTAAATATCAGCTATTGTTATTGACGTAGTACCAAATGTACCACACCCACCATTTTTGCGATAATAAATTTGATTTGCTATATCATTATCAAGTCCACCCTCAACCACTGCCGCTATGCTATGGGACGGTATACCATTTGCATCGGTTACACCTGTATCATTTTCATAAATCTCATATCGATTTACATTTAACACCGACTTAATACCGGCTACAGTGCCACCCAATAAGGATTGAGATGGTAACATTGTACTGACTGCTTGTCTTGATCTTAATTCATAATCTTGCTCTACCAATTGACCTAATACAGCAGTTGATAAGTTTGTTATGCTGGTCCACCCCCCTGTGGGAGTAACAATACTATTTATCGACCCAATATCTACAACAATAAAACCAATTGTTCCACAAACAGCAGAAACAGCAGCTTGACCTATATCGTCTAGAGTGACAGTAGTAGGTAAAAACCATTGATTTCCAGACACGTCAGATGCAATGCCGTTAGTTATTACAGTTCCAGGCGTTCCAGTCAAAGTCACTTGGCAGGTAGAAAAAGCTGGTTTTTTTCGTGAAAGTCCGTTTAGCTTTACAAGCCCGTCTAACGCAGATCCGATAGCTGTATTTGGGGAACGATTATTATATACAAGTTGTAGCGTTTGTAAAGTGTCGCTTATTTTTAATGCAAACACTGATATATACTGATAATCTTGACTGTCATTTCCTAAGTAAATATTTTGGCCATAAATAGACCTCACTTGTGCTATAAGATCATCGCGAATATCTATATATGTTGGTATATGTAGCCCGGCAGAATCAATATACGGGGCAAAATAAGGCATTTGTAAAATCACCTCCTAGTTACTAATTGTCACTGGCCCAAAGATGGTATTGGCAGTACACTGAAAAGAATAAGCGCGAGTATTTACGTTAAATGTACTTGTAAAACCAGTAATATCAGTAACATTTAAAGTACCAACAATCCTATCTATAATCAGCGAATCAATAGCCTTTTTATTTTGAGGGCTTCCAGATGTGGCTAGAATGTTTTGAAATAACGGCAAACCATCTGTTACGTCCTCCCACCACTCCCCATACAAGAGTTTTAGACGGGTATAAATCGCTTGGCCAACAGCATCAACGTCAGTATAAAAACTATCTCCAGACTGACCGAAAACATAATCATCATTATCGTCTAAACGTCTATATATCATATTACACCGCCAGTACTGCCGCCCTGAGGATCAGTATGGGTATGATTCATAAAGTTACGACCTTTAATATTAACTACTCCAGATGTATTAATATTAATTGTTGTGCCAGAAATCTCAATGATTGCTGTGCCTGCATCGTTCCTTAATTGAGCGCTATTTTCTGAGTAATTAGGTATTACCCGTGGTTGGCTCCAAATGCCAATAAGAGCATACCCATCAGATAGATCATGACGGCGTTTTTCAAGCTGATTTTGTACACCTCCTGATTGCCACCAAGCGTCCATACAATTGTCGCCAAATATGACTAGGCATTCATCACCTTTTTCTACCGGCATGGTTAAACAATATCCCCCGGCCCTGGGCATAAAAACAGGAACATCCAGCAATGAGGGGATCTCCTCATGACTTATATTTCCGTCAATATTCATCTTTTCACGAATGGCCAACTGAACGGTAGCAGTTTGTGTTACTGGATCGAAGCTTTGAATTATACCAGGTGAAGCAACACGCAAATCGTATGCGTTATTCTCGCCCATGCGTCTATACATTTCATCATGGTCTTGCACTCTTTCGTTTATAGTTAACAAGTAATCACCACCTATCTATTCGGACTTTGAGTTGAATTTGATAAGAGCATCGACAATGAACCGCTACCATAACGACTGATACCAACAACATCTGTATACCAGTCATTGCCCCGCGTATCGCCACTAAAAACTACTTTAGCAGTTTGGTATTGACCATCATCGTCCAGCATTGCTGGTTTTTGTCCCATTGCTAATTTAAGTTGTCTAACGATGGTGTTATCCAACTTAACCATGCTAAACAGGGTAATTGACGGATTGAGTAAACACCTATACTGTATGCCTTCCTGTGTCTGCTGTGGCACTCCTATAAGGCCAGTCGTAGGCGATAATACCAATGCCTGGCCTTTCGGTATATCGGTCACTTTAGCGATAACTATTTGACCATCATCAAGCCATAAGTTAGCATTATTATCGCGCGCAATATCTCTTAGGTAACCTTTAGGAGCACCAAAAAAGACCTTACCACGCGGTAAAGTCTTGCTGCTTAAATTCGTTGATATATGCCCAACATCAGCGGGGTTTGTGGCTTGTGATGCTATTTGACTAATCATTTGTCGTTGGTTCATGCCTTTATTGACACTGAATTTTATAAAACTACGATTGAGATAGGTATCACCATCATAAGCAATCAGTGTCAAAGTATAATCAATGTTATCTTCACGATCACGCAGGACCTGCACTATTTCACCGTCAAATATTTTTCCATATTGCTTAGGAGATTGCACTTTTATTGATTCGCCAGTCTCATTTTGAATAAATCCATCATAACCAGCTTCAATAACAATTCGTACACCTTCTTTAATGAAGGTGTTTTCAAGATTTGATTCAAGGTTATATATTTTCACTTCCGCAAAATTTACAGTCGGGAATACTGATTTCTCAACCTTGAAAATACATCTAAGCTGTGAAACGTCCCATGCCTCATTATCTTTATCAGCAATTAGAATTTTACATTTACGGCCATATAAATAATCACTCATGGTGTGTTACTCCATACCAACACGAACTCAGTACCCAGATTGCTATCATCAGGATAATCCATCGCTACTGCGCTAGCATTAAGCACATAGGCACTACCAATGCCAAGGTAAGCGTATTGTCCTAAGATGTTAGCAGCAGGATAGGCACCAGTAATTAAGGGGATAGAATCAAGCAAAATGGCCTTCGTTTCTGTGTCACTGATCGCTAATATCCAATACCCTGCCATTTCGTTATATTTAAGGTTTAATGATAAGGTAACATTTTTACTATCAATATCAAGTGTTATTTGAAATGTTTGGTTAGGGTCCGTTGATAGTGGGATAATTTGTGTTGCCATGATTCACCCCCTTAATTAGTGTTACCTGTTGCTTTCTCCATAGCACCTAAAACTGTAGGTGGAGGTTCAACAGATTGTTGGTTATTCCTATTGGTCTTAGGTG